GCGCGGCGCTGGTGCGGGCGCCCGTGAGCAGGTTCTGCGCGAAGCTGCGCTGGGCCGTGCCGGAGTTGGGCGTCGGGTTCGGCAGCACGGCCTCGCCCGCGCGCACCAGGCGCGTGAACGGATCGCGTGCCATCCCGTAGGCCTCCGGCCCCAGGGACGCCCGCTCGGCCTGCGCGATCGCCCCCGGCGGGATGAAGCCGGTGTTGATCTTGTCCCGGCCACCAGCCGCGCCGCCCATGGCCTCGCGGACGCGGGAGAACAGCGCGTACTCGCGGTTCAGCGCGCGCCACTGGTCGGCCAGGTCGTCAGCCTGCTGGCCCTGCCCGCGCACCGCCGGCAGCTGCTGACGCGGGGCACCGGCCACCGCCACCTGCGTGCCGGGCGCAGCGGCAGGCGGGCGGCCCGCCGATCGCTCCATCAGCCCCTCAAGGCTTTCGCGCAGGCGGTCCATCGCCTTGCCGTACTCGCGGATCGCCGGGTTGTCGCTGTTCTGCGCCAGGTTGGAGGCGGTGCGGAGCTCGCCCACGATGACGCGGTAGTTCGCGCCCGGCATCTCGGCGCCCTGGGCCCGCGCCGCGGCGAAGTCCTGCACCCGCTGCAGCTGCCCCTCAAAGGACCGATAGAGAGAGTCGTCCAGGCCGCGCGTGTACTGCTGCCGCATGGCCCCAAGCTCGGCGTTGAAACGCTGGTCGGGCCGCAGCGTGGTGGCCGCCTCGAGGGCGTCGAACCGCTGGCCGAAGGCGCGCTGGGCGGCGTTCAGCACGTCAGGGGTGGCGACGTCGCTGTCCACCCCCGCCTGCCGCAGCAGCGCCCGCGTGTAGCCGCGCATCGAGTCGTCCTGCGCTGCAGCCGATCGGGCCGCCGACGTCGGCAGGTAGCGCATCACGTCTTCAAAGACGGACGCACTCGGGTTGCCGAGTTCCTGCGCGGGCGTCAGTGGGACGTTGGCTTGGCGGAGGATCGACAGGTTCTCCTCCCGCATGGGCGGGTTCCGCGCCGGGAACACGTTCTGCGGACGCAGCGTGGGGATCATGCTGGCCGCCATGCCGGCGGGGACCGCCACCTCGGTAGGCGCGCCGGCCTCGAGGAGGGACTGCGTCGTGCCGCCCGCCGTCATTGCCGCCGCAGCCTGGCCGCCCGGCCCGGTGGCCAGCGTCTCCGCTACCCCGCGCCCCACAGAAGGCCCAGCTGCGGGTGCCATCGCACCAGGAAGCCCCGCGATAGCCCGCGCCGCGCCCGCGCCCGACAGGGCCTCGACCCCGGCGCGCGTGCCGGTGCCGACGATCCGCTCCGACGCGGTCGCCGGGCGCGGCAGGCCCGCGCGGTCCATCATCCCCTCCATCGCCTGCGACGGCGTGGGCTGGCGTCCGCCCGTGGCGGCGTTCCAGGCGTTCACGGCGAGGTCGGAGAAGGGGCGCGCCAGGGCCGCCGCCGTCGCGCCCGCCAGCGCGCCAGGGATCGCGCCCACGCCGCCCAGAGGCGCGCCGATCGCCGCGCCCACCGCCGCACCAGCGCCGATGTCCGCGAAGTTGCGCGCCGCTAGGCCAGCCCCGCGCGCGACGCTCTGCCCCACAGTCGGGGCGGGCTGCGGCGCAGTCGGGACGGGACGCCAGCTGGTCCCGTCGTAGTAGACCTCCGCGCCCGTCTGCGGATTGCGGGCGCGCTGCGCGGGCTGCCACTGGTCGTCCTGCAAAACAAGGATCTCGCCGGTTTCCCGGTTGATAGCGGTCTGAGCCATCAGCGGATTGCCTCAAAGCCAGAGGGCGGGGGCGGCGGCTGGCGGGGGGCCGCAGGCGGCGAGTAGCCCGGCTGCACGCGACCGAAGTCGCCGCGCACGACGTCCTGCAGGCGCTGCTCCGCGCGCTGCAGGCGGCTCTGCACGGCCTCGATCGCGCGGTTGAGAAGCGCCTCGCGCTCAACGCGGCTCATGTTCACGCCGGCCTGCATGTCGACGAGGATCTTGCGTTCGCCTTCAGTCGGGTTGCCGCCGAAGATCGCGCGCAGCTGCGACAGCGCCTGCTCGGTCATGATTGCGCCAAACTGCCGCGTCGCGGCGGCAGTCGCCGGGTCGAGGTTCAACGCGCCCGCCGCGGCGCCGCGCGCAGCCGCCGCCGGCCCCGCATAGGCCAGCGGGCTGAGTCGCAGCGCCTCGCGCAGGGCCCCATCGGCGCTGCGCAGATTGCCCAGGTTCGTCTCCGCTTCCTCGCGCAGCTGGATCTCCGCGGGCATCAGCGCGCGCGGCTGCGTGCTGGTGATGGACACCTGCCCGCCGCCCGGCGTCGTGACCGTGCGCGTCTCTCCGCCTGCCGCAGCTGGCGCAGCGTCGCCTGGGGCACTCGGCGCGGCGGCTGCAGCTTCCATGGCGCGAGGGCTGGGACGCGGCACGCCCACCGGAACCTCGGGCTGGATCGTGACGACCTCGCCGTTGCGGATCTCCGTGCGCGGCCCATACAGGCGCGTGAACGCGACCGCATACTCCGGCGTGCCGGCGATCGAAGAATTGCGCATGCCCTGCAGGATGATGGACTGCGCTTCGCCTTCCAGGCCACCCTGCGGGCGCGGCGAAGTCTGCGGCACCCAGCGGCGCGCCTGTTCATCGTAGTTGTAGAGCACGCCGCCGACTTCCTGCGTGATCGGCATGCCGGCGCGCCGACGCGCATCCGCGACCTGCAGCCCCGTCAGTTCGCGCTGGTTCGGATCCTGCGTCAGCTGCTGCGTGCGCACCTGGCGCAGCACCTGGCCCACCTCGGCAGGGCGCATCCCGCCAAACTGCTGCAGGTCAAAGCCGGTCGCCTGGCGGAAGGCCGCCGGGTCGCGCATGAGCTCGCCCAGGCGGCGCGTGTCCTCAAGCTCAGAACGGCGCTGCTCCATCTGCGCGCCCATGAGGCGCCGTTGCGCGGCGTTGTAGAGGTCGGTGTTCACGCCCGAAGCGGCACCGCCCAGCTGGGACAGCAGCTGCGCCCGCTGCGCCGGCATGATCGGCTGGCCAGCGGCTAGGAGCGTCGCGCTGATGTTGGCCAGCGCATTCACCGCCGCGCTTCGCACGTCGCTGCGCGGCACGCCGTAGCGCGGATCAATCTGCGCCATCTGCTCGGGATCGCCGCCCGTAAAGAAGTCCATAAGACCGACCATCGACTACCTCCTAGTCCAGCAGGCCGCGGCGGCGGCGAATAGCGATCGGCTCAAAGGGCCGGGGCGGAACGACCTGGGCGCGCATCTGCGGTTGCTCCATCTGCGGCGGAGCGCCCAGCTGCGACAGCCCCAGGAAGCCGCGCTGCGCTGCACCGACTGAAGCCATGCGCTGCGCCTGCTCGCGCTGCTGCAGCTGTTGGGCCTGCGCCTGTTCGGGTGTCAGGGGCGTGGCCGGGTCGACCAGCGTCGGCGCAAGGTAGTTGCCGAGACGACGCAAGCCCGTGCCGATGTCATTGCCGTAGACCGGCGCGGCAGCAGCAGGCGCGGGCGCAGGGACAGGCGCAGGAAGCGGGACGACAGGCTGCGGCTGCGGAGGAGGAACGGCGAAGGATCCTATGTCCGCCTCCGGGCCCGGCACGCCGGCAGGCGCTCCGCCTAGGCCCAAGCGAGAGGCGAACTGCCGCCCGATCTCCGTGATCGGACCCACCCCGCCCGCGTCACGCACTGCGTACCAGGGGCGCACGCCACGGTCGCGCATGCGCTCGAGAGAGAAGTCCACCTGCTCCCGCCAGTTGTCGGCAGACGGCGGCGCGCTGAACCGTTGCTGGAACTCATAGGCCATGCCGCCCGGCGCGATGCGGCGCGGATCGCGCGAGCCCGAGAACAGCTGAAAAGGCCCGAAGGAGTAGCCGCGCGTGTCCGCATTGCCGAAGGTCGGAGAGCCCAGCGTGCGCGGGTTGAGCCCCTCCCGGCTGGCAATGCCGAGAGCCATGTTCGGATCGACGCCGAGTTCCGTCGCGCGGCGGAAGATGTAGTCGGCAATGGTCGGGACGTCAGCCATCGCCCATGGCCTTCCGCATCGGGCCGAAGCCTAGATTGCTGACGACCTTGCGCCCGCCGATCTCGCGCACCTGGTCGGGGTACTTCTTCTCGACGTCCTGCGCCATCGGGCCGACGACCTTCGGGTAGGTCTTCGGGTCGCCCTTGTAGCGGTAGGCGTACATATCGAGGCCTGATTCCTTGTCGCGCCCGACCTTCTGGATATCGGTCTTCTCGCGCCTGTCGGAAAAAAGGCCAGCAAGAGACGCGATGCCTGACGCGGCAGATCCGATAGTACCCAGCCCCTGCAGGAACGAATTGCCGCGCGGCACGAACTGCGTGCCGGAGGCCGTCGTACTGTAGGGCGTGGCGCTGGTCGCGCCCAAGCGGAGGTTCAGCATCTCCGTCGGATAACGCTGCTGCGCTTCCCACCGCGCGTAGGCCTCATCGAGCAGCGCCTGCTGCTGCGACTGGCGCTGCGCGCCGATGTTCTCAAGGAGCGCCGCATCCAGTTGCCGAGAGGTCTGGTACTGACCCGACAGCGCCCCCAGCTGGGCCGCCGTCGCGTTGCGCAGCGCGCCCGTCTGCAGTTCCGCGCCCTGGTTCAGCTGCTGCGCCTGCAGCGCCTGGCCCGCCGAGAACTGCTGCGACTGCAGATCCGCCTGCTGGTTGGCCAGCGCGGCCTGCATCGCACGCTGCTGATCGGCCTGCACTAGGTTCGCGGCCTGGTCAAAGCCCCGCGACCGCAAGTTAGCGGAGAGCTCGCCGGCAGACCGCGCCGCCTCGCCCAGCGCCACGCCCTCGGCAATCCCCTGGCGCGACCCGCCAAAGGCGCGTGCGGCCAGGGCCTGATCGCCCAGCCGGTTGATCCCCATCTGCGTCGCGCCCGCGAGGCGCGACATCGCCGCGTCCTCGACGTTCTGAATGTAGGGGTTCATGTAGGCGCCGATGTCGGCCTGCGTAAACTGCGGCGCGGTCACACCCTGCGCGCGCACCATGCCGGGCTGCACCTGCAGCGGCTGGTACGCAAGCTGGTTCGTCAGCTGGTTAAAGGCCTGGCCGTAGATCGGTGTCGTCTGGCCGACCCCCTGCTGCGCGTAGTCGAAGGCCTGCATCTGCTCCGGCGCGAAGCCCGCAACCATCTGCCCTTGGTAGGACTGGAAGGGCTGGTTGCTGATCGCGTCAGCGCGAGCGATGTTTTCCTTCGTGACGTCCTCGAGCCACGCCGGGATCTCAGTCCGCTGCGTGACCGTCTGAGCACTCGGTGCGCTTCTGCCCATGGGGGTGGTACTCCATCATTATCATCCGCCGCTTCCAGCCCCTAGCCTTTAGGACCGGCTCGTAGCCCGGCCTGACGCAGGCCTGGCCATACTCACATCCTTGCTCCAGCGCCCACTTCTCCACCTGCGGCATGAGATCCATGATCCCGTCGAGCTCGCCCGCAGACAAGAAGAAATGAGCGTACTTGCGCCGTGGCGACTGCACGATCTCCGTGATGATGATCGCGCGGTCGTTGTGATGCGCCTGCATCTCCCCTCGATTGAGGGCTTCGATGACGTCTTCTAGGGAATGCGTGTCGCTGCCAAGCCGCAGCGCCTTCCGCATCCTAGTAAGGAGGAGAGCCTGTTTGTCCAAGGGCCACCGCCGTTGTTACCAGGTTCCCGGAATTGTCTACCGTAACTTTATACACAGACCCATTGGGCGCTTGAAGCAAAACCGACTCGACCGCCTCGATCTTGGTCACCGTCTGGCCGACGATCTGGTCCAGCGCCGACAAGGCCCGCGTGAAGTAGCCGGGGTCGTAGGCCGCAGGAGCGGGGGGGAGGTTCGCCCTCATCTCGCCCCCTTCGGCACGAAGTCAATCCGCATCTGGCCGATACTCCATTCAGCGTCTTCCGTCGCGGCGATCTTGATGCGGAAGTCCCGGCCTGTCACGCGTACATCCGTGTAGCCGTCGGAGCGCGGGTTGTAGGGCCCCGACGTCGTCTCCGCCCCCTCGGGGGTGAAGGACGAGAAGAACGTCAGCTGCGTGCTGTCGTAGCCGTAGCCGCTGTCCGTCAGCGCCTGACGGACAAACGAAATGGACCCACCGTCGCGCAGGTTGAAGGCGCCCGTCTCGGCGTAGCGCGCTGTCTCGATCGGCGTCCCCGCCGCGGTCCAGCCGCTTTCCTGGAAGTAGAGGTTCTTCGTCTCGTCGGCGGCGATCGGGTTCTTGTAGACGCCAGAACTGTAGGCCGCCGTGCGCGTCATGCTGTTTCCGATGCCCCACCAGTTTTCCTGGTAGTTGTAGTAGACGGACAGGTCGGGGACCGAAGAGCCGATCGACGGGAACCAGAACCAGACCTCGGAGAAGGTGCCGTTCTCGGAGCCGTTCGCGAACAGCGGCCCGCTGTCCGGGTCGACATTGCCGAAGACATACTCGCCCACGTCGCAGACCAGCGGCTTCACGACGCCGCCGTCGTAGATCCAGAAGCCGTCCTTGCCCATCCAGATGCAGCGGCCCGCAAAGGTGGCGAAGGAGCGCGGCGACATGAGGCCGCAGCCGAAGCCGATGCGTTCGATCGAGTAAATGTAGGGCAGGCCGATGAACCGCATCAGCCAGGCTTCGGAGTCCGTCCAGATCAGCGTGCCTTCGCGAACAGGCGCGCACATGACGAGATAGCTTTCCGTGTCGAGATCCAGGAAGCCCGCCGTATTCACCGTCGAGGCGAAGTCCCAATCGGTGTAGTTCTCGCGCGAGCTCCACCCGACGCGGCGCGAATTGCCGTTCACGCCCAGGAGCACAGCGTGGCGCTCCGGCGTGACGATCACGGCGCGGTTGTTGGTCGGGATCGCCTTCGTCGTGTTGACGCTGCCGCCTGCTCCGGTCGTATTCGTGCCCGAAGAGGCGAAGGTAAACGTCGTCAGGCTGGGCGCCGACGTGACTGTCTGCGTGCCGTTGAACGATCCCACCGCGTTGCCCGAGATGACGACCGACTCGCCCACGGCATAGCCGTGGTGGTCCTGCGTCGTCACCGTGGCGACGTTCGCGGCGCGCGTGATGCTGACGATCGGGCTTGTGCCGACAGGCCCAGCCAGCGGCTCGCCAATGTTCCAGTGCAGCAGCCGCCCGTCGCTTGAGGACACCGCCAGGATGTCGTCGCCCCAGTTGTCGAAGGTCCAGCTGAACGACCGCTGGATCAGGCTGCTATTCGGACGCCGATCGGCAATCGGCAGGGACGCCGTGCCGCCCGAAGACGACGCGTTCCCCGCCGTCTGGGCGTAGGTAAACGTCGTCGAGGTCGGAACGCTGGCGATCGTGAAGGTGCCGTTGAAGGACGACGTCGTCACGTCGGAAATCAGCACGGACATGCCCACCGGGAACCCGTGCGGGACCGCCGTCGTGATCGTCACGACATTGGAGGACCGCACCGCCGACGTGATGTCCCGGCTCGCGTAGTCGAGGCCGTACAGGAGCTCGCCGTAGTCCCAGGCGCCGTAGGCCCCGTACTGCGCCAGGGCCGGGCCAACGTAGCCCAACGGCGTCACGTCAGTGAACGACGAACCCTCGAGGATGTAGAGATTGTCCTCGCAGCCGATGGCCCCGTAAGGCAGGTTGTCGGGTCCGGTCCAAGTAAACAGCCCGCGCACCTGACTCGCCAGCGGCGCGCTGGTGATGCGCTGCCAGCCGCCCACCGGCAGCAGCTTGCCGGAGCGCCACCGGATCAGGTTCGCGTCCCAGAAGCGCCCCTTGGCCTGCAGCGGCGTCGCGGGCTTCACGACACCAGGCGGGATGTTCAGCGCCGCAAGAGGCATTAGGCCATCTCCTCTCCGCGAGACAGGTGGGCCGCGAGCATCTCGACATTATTTACGCGCCGCATCCACCCACGACCGAAGACATGGAACGTCGGAAGGCGCCGCAGGAAGGCGGCCCGCTCTTCGCTGTACTCCGCGAGGAATCCGTCAACGTCTTGCGCGCAGGCCGCCCGGATCGCCGCCATCGTCTTAGGCCCCAGGACACCGTCTTGCGTTGTGCCCGCAACCTTCTGGGCAAAGATAATCGCGCGCCGCGGGCCGGAGTTCACCGCGCAGTCGAAGATCACATAGTCCGCGCCCGCCGGTAGCTCATCGCCCCGCACCGCGTCCCAGTAGCGGCTGCGGTAGATGTCCCGCAGCGCCTCGTCGCTGATCTCGCGGAGCTCGTCCTTCGTCACCTCGCGCCCGAGATGCGCCTCGAGGACGCGCTTCGTCACGCCCTTCATGGTCGCGCCGCCAGGATCTGCCGGATGGTCGGACCAGCCGCCCTCATGCTGCAGCACCGCCGCGAGCGCAGCGTCGAAGTTGCCCTTCATCGCTGCACCTTCAGCACCTGACTCAGCGTGTCGTTTTTCTCGCGCGACCCCGCCGAAGATCCGAAGTAGTAGCTGATGATCGCCCCCCAGGCGGTGCCCAGCGTCCCCAACATCACCAGCATCGCCTCGCCACCGTGCTGCGGCAGGCCGTAGGAGATCATGTAGCCCAGCACACTGAAAAAGCCGATCGTGACGGAGGCCGCGAGAAGCCGCGGCGTCCAATCGCGCAGCTTTACCTCGCGTTGCCGCGCGCTGTCGCGATCGGCGCTCGAGATGCGCTCGAGGTCAATGTCGAGTTTCCGCATCTCGACGGCGAACTGGTATTCGGCCTGTTTCAGCGCAAGCAGCTGCTCCGGCGTAGCCGTCGCCGCCGCATGCGCGAGCTCCTCCTCCGTGCCGTCAGGCTTGCCCAAGAGCGCGTCGGACAGCGCGCGCGTCGCTACCCCCGCGAGAGGACCACCCAGCGCGGTGGCGATCGTGGGCGCGACAGTACGGACGAGGTTGAGCAGCGCGTCGGTCATTTGTCCGCCTTCCGCTCGAGGCGCTCAAAGATAGCTCTCACCATGTCCTTCAGTTCTTGCACGTCCGCCCGGTAGTCGTCCTTGGAGACGTACTTCGTTCGGAGCTCCTTCTCGATCTCCTTCATGTCTGTCTGGAGAGCCCGGACACTCTCCCAGACGACCTTTAGGAGCCAGCCGATAGCTGCCCCCGCCACACCAACGACGATGTTGTAGAGATCCTGCGTCAACTTCTACCACCATGACACCAGAAGGACGGAGGGCAGATTAGCGGGGCGCGGTCCCAGGCGCACCCATAATCAACCGGGCGGCGTCGGCCACTGGATCTCCCACGGGAAGCCAGCCTGCCCCGGCACGTCGCGCAGCGCGGCACGGTAGGCCGCCCAGGCTGCAGCGTCGACGGGGGCGTCCGCAAGCTGCGTCCAATCGCACGCGGCAAGCCGGGCGTTGCGGTCGGCCCGCACCGCGTCGGCCTGGCGCGCATCGAGGGCGGCGCAGGCTTCGGGGTCCATGTCCACCGCGATCCAGTTGGTGATCCAGTGCGCGCCGCTCTGGCGCACGCCGTCCATCGCGACGGTCTGGTAGCGCGCCAGCGTCGGCTGCGGCCCCTCCAGCACGGGATCCGCACCGAAGTCGGCGAGCAGTTCCTCGGACAGAACCGGCGGAAAGCTGGTTGCCGAATGCGCAACCCGGAACTCATGGTCGGTGATGACGGAGCCATCGCCCCGGACACGGATGAGCATGATGGTTCTCCTTACGCGATGGCCAGGAAGATGTAGCTGGCACCGTTGGTGTTCGCCAAGTTGCCACCAGCGTTGCTGAGTTCAAAGCCGCTCGCAGCCGTGTCCACCCAGTCGGTGTTGGTGACCTCGGCAGCCGTCGTGTTCAGCGTCAGATACGGATCGTTGCCTGCGACGATGCCGCGTGCGCTGTCCCAAACGTACCAGTCGCCCGTGCTGTCGGTGCGCTTGATCAGCACGAACCGCGCACCAGCCGCGAAGCCGCAGTTGATGACTTGGGTTGCGCCCGTGCCGGTGTAGGAGCCGACCTTGCTGACGCCGGGGCAGGAGGCGAAGAGGTAGGCGACGTATGTGGCCGCATTAGTATTTGTTCTAGCGTTAGTTCCAACCGTAAAAACTGATGATGTGGGATCCGTATTGTTCCAAACTGCAGAAGACGTACTAAATTGAGCAGTCGAATTTAATTCAATGTATCTAGTTGCACCGAGGGATGTGTGATATACAGCCCAGTCTGTTGAGTTAGCACTTCTGCTTTTTACAATCATCAACTCAGGCACAACGCCCAAGTTATGCGCCACCGTGCGGGCAGACCCCGTCCCCGTGTAGCACACCACGTCGAAGAAGCCTGGGGCGCGGCGGAATGTATGATCGACATAATTGTATCCAGACGTATTTATGTCTGTGCTTGCGCCAATCTGAAAGCCGCTTTGCGTGAAAAACAAAACAGCAGTGCTATCCGTAAATTCGGCACCGCTTCCAGTGCTTTCCAAGCCCAGCGAAGCGCCGCGCAAACGGTCGCGCCACTGACTACGAGTTGTGCCAACCGAGCGCGCTCCTTGCATTAAGTACAAATCTACTGGAAAGCCAAAGCCAGAAACATTTGCCGTAGCTCCAGTCCCAACGCGAAGCTGGGAACTGTACACACTCGTCCCGCTCGTCGGCGTCCGCATCGGGCCGCGCCGGATGGCGATGTAGATCATGGTCGCGAAAACAGGCAGCCAACCGCCTGGAGCCAAAACAAACCCCGTAGCCGTGGGTTCAATCAGAGCACGGCCTGTTTCCGCAGCGGTTGCGTTCGGGACTAGTACGTTGTCGGACGCGACGCCAGGGTTAACTGTAAGCCCCCGCATACTATCCACAATGTACCAAGACTCCGTTGTTGATGATGGCTTCACCAACACCCACTGCGGTTCATAGCCAAGGTTCACCGTGGCATTGCCGCTGCCGTCAGTCGTAAACGACCCGCAGCTAATCACATTGTCCGCGCCGGTCGCGCCAAAGCCGCCCGCGTCGTGCGCGAAGAGGTAGGCAACGTAGGTTGCGCCGTTGCTGTTAGCGCCGCCTGTTGGGTAAAAAGCCCCAGAGGTAGGCGCTTGAAACTGCGACCAATTACCTGGGCCTTGTAAGGCAGCAGTTGTATTTAGATAGAGAGTGTATTGCGTCGGATTGACGCCCCCGTTGTAGCTGCGGTGATGAACGAACCAATCGCCGGTGCCGTCGGTCCGCTTAATGATGATGCAACCCGGCACGGCACCCAAGCTATGCGAGATGGCCGTTCCGTTAATGGCGTTCCCCGTATAGGTCACGACGTCGAAGAAGCGCGGCTGCTCGCGGAAGGTCCAGGAGGCGTAGGTCGCAGCGTTGGTGTTGATTTTGGCAAGCGAGCCGATGCTGAAGCCGTTCGAGAGAAAACCCGTCAGGCCCGTCGATTGCGTGGTTTGAGCAGCAGTGGTGTTGGACGCAAGGTCGAAAGTTGATCCACGTGCGGTGTCGTACAGCGCATGAGCTGTCGCGCCGCTGCGGGTCTTCATCCAGACAAGCCCACCCTTGCCCGCCAGATCAATCCCGTTCGTGATCGTCTGCGTGCCGCCGGTGCCCGTGTAGAGCCAAGTCGAGAACACATCTTCGATGTAGGCGGCTTCGGTAGCGGCGACTGCGCCCTGGCTTGCTGAGAACATGCGCTCGCCCCTTACGCCGCGTAGTTCTGGGCAATCGTGCGGCCCAGCCACACGCTGCCGTCAGCCGTGAAGGCGTACAGGTCGTAGCGCGAGCCGGTCGCCGTGATCGTCGGCGCAGTACCGCCGGGCCAGCGCACGGTGCCGGGCCACGTCACGGTTCGGTTGCCGCCGCCGTCTTGCCGCAGGATGAGCAGGAAGCTGCGGCCCGCTGTCGTGGCAGCCGGGAACGTGAACGTGCAGTTGCCGGTGAGCGTTAGGTTCTGGACGGTGCCGGTCAGCGCGATGGTGTAGGCGGTGCCGGTGTTCGCGGTGACGACGCCTTCCTTGTAGTCGCCACCAAGGTCGAAACGCGCGGCGGGCGAAACAACGCCCAGGCCGACATTGCCGCTGCTGTCGATGCGGACGCGCTCGGCGTTGTTGGTCCCAAAGACAAGCGCACCGGCCAGCGTGTTCCACACGTCCATCTGCGAAGACGTGCCGCCGTAGCCAAAGTAGCCCGACGTCGCGCTATTGCTGCCGCCAAGACGCACGATCGACGCGGCGCCGCTCGTCAGGTTCCCAGAGGAGACGACACGGAGCTCAGTCGTCGACCCACCGGCAACTTCCATCTTCGTGTTCGGGGTCACAGTCCCGACGCCGAAATTGCCGGAGCTATCAAAGCGCGCGACTGCCGCGTTATTGGTCCCGAAGATGAGAGGGCCCGCCGAGTAGTTCCACAGAAACGCATCTGTCGTGCCGCCGACCTGCAGCTGGAAGCCGGTGGAGGGCGACGTCCCGGTCGTCGAATTGTTTAGGCTGACAGCAACGCCGCCAGCGCCGTAGACCGTCATCTTCGCGCCAGGCGCATTCGTACCCACGCCCACACGGTCGGTCGACGCATCGGTGAACAGCAGGTTCACATCGTTGTCGCCCTCGATGCGCACGTCCCTGTCGCCGCCGCTTTCGTTGATGACGACAGCGGCATCAAGATTGACTGCGGTCGAGGCATTGATGGTCGAATTAAGGTTCGTCGTGCCGGTCAGCGTCTGGGTTCCGCTCGCATTTAGCGTCCCCGCGACCGCCAGCGTCTTGCCGGAGCCGACGTTGAGCCCCACCGACGTGCCGTTACCGGCACCCGCGAAGACCGCGTCGACGAGATCCCAGTCGCTGTTGGTCTTCGTCCCCCAAGTGTCCCGCGAAGCGCCGACTTCGGGCTTCGTCAGGTTGAGGTTCGTCGTAAAGCTGTCAGGCATTCGGTGCCTCCTAGTTCAACTTGTCCCACGCCTGCGGAGGCGTGGACTTAGGCGTCCAGGTTTCTCCGGCTACGGGGGCCGGAACCCAAATCTCAGAAGCCACAGGCTCGGGCTCCCACAGGAATCTCGCGCTCGCCGTCATGCTCGCCGTCACTGGGATCACCTCAGAGACGGGCCGCACCCTCCGCACCTCGGCGGTGAAGGAGGAGAAAAGCTCGATCAGTTCTACCGCGCTGAAGGTGGCGTTTCCAGACGAAACCATCCCCGACTGCAGGACGATCGCCGCACCAGCCTGGCGGCCCCTCTGGCCCTCTGCGGCCATGTCGGAGGCCAGGGCGAACGTCGCGTCACTTAGGAAGGCGACGTAGCCGTCCGCCTCCATGTTGGACGTCACGGCAGCCGTCGCACTCACCTGGCGGACGGCCTGGCCGGCAAACACCGCCCCAGAGTCCAGGGCGATCGTCTCGGCAGCCGCGCGGACCCTCTGGCCCGCGGCGGTCATGTCGGACGCTAGGGCGATCGTAGCCGCCGCGAGCTCCAGACGAAACGCCTCGCCGCTCGCCGTCATGTCAGACGTCGCGGCAGCCGCAGCCGCCGCGATTGCCGTCTTTACCGCAGAGAACGACGCATCAGACACACACGCGAAGGTGGCGCTGGCCTCGAGGACGTACCCCGCGCCATATAGGCCCTCGCCGTAGTCTGCTACGCCGTAGTCAGCCATCTATCAGTCCAGCGTGACGTCGAGGGAGCCGGCGTTGAAGCGCAGCACGTCCCCGCTGTCGAT